TCTCATATCCTCAGCCTCAGGAACCTCCTCAAAGAAATCAATCAGTTCCATATCAATTGATCCTGCAGTATATGCAGAGCTTCCTATATCAAGAAGGTAGATATGCTTTGCACGTAGTACCAGGTCTGAGTTGAACAAAGATCCTGACACCTCTTCATAGAATAGCATACCACACCATTCCTTGTTATCATTCTTAGAATGTAGATATGCTATCTCATTCATCAGCGATGGGCTGATCATCAAGGTGTACCCTTGGGACATTTCAAAATGTTTCATACGTTCAAGTATTTATTAAGTAAAACTTCTATTTGCCGGTATGTTTTAGAGAGCTGTACACTACCGGCACCTACTGTAGCGCTCTCAACAAACTGTATTTCCTGTTCAGTAGGAACGATCATCTGCTTGTCAAAACTAAGATCTCCTATCTGCAGAGGCTGTTCCAATGGAAGAGAATACTCTCCATCATTTTCTTCAACATCATTTTTAACCAGCTTAATAATATCAAGCATTGTCATCTGCGATAGATCTGAACCTAGACCTGCACTGATAAGCATCTCATTTAGAAGCTTATCATTACCTGACCTTATCTTTATCTTAGGAATTATGCCCTCATTGACATACTGATACTGGAGAGAACCGTCATCCAATAAAGCCTTAGCAAACTTTACAATATGTTTTACCTGAGGCTGATCAGATGAGGTGAGTCTTGATATGACATTATCAAGATCCATTACAGTATCCATCTTTATATGAGGAACTCCTGCAACAGACTCATTATGTACATATGCATTTATTGTAGCAAATAACATGTCCAGGTCAGTTACAGAATTATCTGTCATACGTTTGATAGGAGTATCTGAGCCTAAACAGAATCTATGAAATTGATCAATATCATATTTAGGAAGATGTGAGTGAGCATATTTACCTAAAAACTGTATAAGATTAAACTCTGTCCTAAGACCTTCTATACTATCAATTCTAACAGTATCTGTTTGTATGATATAATTAAACCTTACAACAAGGCCTTTTATATCTATATTCAGATCATACTCATTGGTAACTGTGATCTCCGGAAAGTATATGTAGACGTGTGTTGGAGTAACCTCTACATGATCAAAGAACTGATCTGCACATTCCTTTATTGTATCGGCTGTAATAGCCTGTGTAACCACCATTATATATGATTTTATAGTTAATGAATAAAAAAAAGAAAGAGAGGCTTTCGCCCCTCTCTCCTTCCATCTTAGGCACCTGCCTTCATACGGGCAGGGCTGACAACGAGGGTGATATCTCCTGTTGGTAACGGTGTAGCCAGATCATCTAGCATCAGTCTTGCTTCTTTAGCAATTACTGATTGATCTGTAAAGCTAGTACCTGTTTCTGCAGATAGCTCTGCAAGGGTTGTTGCACTAGACTGATAGCTCTGCGAGCCGCTTCCTGTTTTTACTGTGATAGTTCTCATTTTCTTTTTCTATGAGTTGTGAATAATATGTACTAATTGTATGATGATCTTTGATCAACTGTATGACCGTTTCATCCGGTTCAGGTATCATGATATTGAGTGAATACTCTATCATCATATCCTCCAGATAATTACGAGCTACAGTAAAAGATACATCCTTTCCGAGCCTTGACTCCAGATATTCTAAAACATCCCTATCAAGACCGAGATTTATTATTTTCAATGTATCCATTTAAAATTGTTACGAAATCCATCATATCCAGTACTACGAATCTGCCCTTCTCGTAGAAGCGCTTACCTTTTTTCTCTGTCAACTTATTCAGTATGACATTGATCTTCCCCTCATCTGGCATTTCTGCCAATACCTCATCGTAATTAACTCTCTTTGATAGATTTTTACATTGGAAATTAAACTCACCTGTATAGCATATATCAACCTTAGCAGCATCTCTCATTCTACTCTCAGCTCGAGAGCTGACAGCATTTGGAAAGAGTTCTCTTAAGATTGTAATACAATCCAGTTCCCATGTATTACCTCTTCTTCTATTATTGTTCATTTAACAGTTCTTTTAACGTATTCTTAGTATACTCCTTGCCATGCAAAAATACATGATCTGAAAGATCTTTTGCCTCAGTAAGGAATATTTTCTCAAGATCATACTGTTCTGCCAATTGTGTAGCAGCTTTTATACCTGCATCATCATTGTCATATAGTATAACTATACGTTTAAATCTCCGTTTCATGTCTTCCATTATATCAGAAGATATTGGACATGTTTCACTTTGTGGTGCCATTGCAGGGTATCCGAACTCATAACATACCATCACGTCTTTGTATGATTTCTGAATGATCAGAATGTCGTGTGTTTGTGGTAGTAAGTCTATACCCTGGATCTTGACTCCACCTGCTATAAATCTGTAATCTACTTTGGTAGGTCTGTACACCTTGTACTCTCCACCGAGATCATAGGCGTATGCAGGCTCTTCACATGTGAACCTTGTGTCGTTTATCCAGTAATATGAAATGGGACTGACCCTGAACAGTTTCAGAGTCCTTTGTGTGATACCATACTGATCCCAGAATGCTAGATCTCCTTTAGTATATTCCCTGCGTTTTATCTTTAGATCCTTCTTAATAGGATTCTTCTTCACGTATGTGACGTCAGGTACTTCACCGGTATTTAGATCTTTTGTTATCTGTAACAGTAATTCATCACGGTCCAGTTCAGGATATACATTGGAGACGAAGGATATCACATCCCCCGTCTCTCCCAATGCATAGTCATGATAATAGGTGTGATCATCCTTCACTCTTATTATGAATGAAGGATTCTTATCCTCTCTGAACGGAGAGGATGTCAACTCACCTATAGGAATGTCAGGAAAGTAGTGTCTGTATATCTGCAGCTCACTATACTCCTCAAGGATATCTGTCCTCAATGGTACTTCCGCATTCCTTGTCTGGAACATCTTACCAAGGTGCTTCTACATCCTCGGTCACACCTGATGCCACGTCTGGAGTATCAGCAGTGGTAACGGGAGAAGGGACATACTCCTTGAACTCAATGGAGTTCTGGTAGTTACCTTTACACTGAGTGTAATCATTGGCAAGTGCATTCTCCCATGCCTTGGTAGACTTGGAAGCTGCTCTTTCAAAGTGATGCATGTAAACATCCTGATAGGTCTTACCGTCCTCAGTGGTAATTACATTGAGTAACACCTTTACCTCATTGTTATACTTGATCTGATCAAAGATCTCACGGATCTCACTCAGATCATTGGTGAACAACTTGGACACATCCTCGAAATAGCAAAGACCTCTGTTACCTGCTGCATCTGCATAAGGATTCACATTGGCCCAAGCTGCAATGAAGTTGATGATCTGTCCCTCACCTACCTTGGCAGGACGGGCACCCTCTCTACCGAACCACTGCTGAAGAGCATCAATGCTTTCTACGAATGTTGTCTGTCCGTAGTTATTGATGTACTCTTTCTTATCACCGGCACGAGTATCACGATCACGGTTCTCCAACCAGAATCTTCTCTTTGCAAGAAGTCCTGTCTCCTCATGCTTGAGGAAGAAATCGATCACTACCTTGGCATGGCCTTCAGGTGTCACTGAGATGTACTCAGGTTCCTGTTGTGGATTGTATCCAAGATCAGTGAGCTCAGACATTGTAGGATTGATCGCTACTACTTTCATGTTAGCAAGGCCGGTGTACAATTTTCTTGATCCACCTTCGTCATTTGATCTATTATCGATCTTCATTTTTATCAGTTTTACTGATTAGTTAAATATACTTCATCCCAATGGGATACTAAATTACCATCAATCTCCTCACCAAGTAATATACTCTTATCCTTAAGGTGTGCAGATCGGGATCCACAGAGTACTTCCTCAGATGATGAAAAATTAAGAATAGTTTTACTTTTATCCCGGTATAGATATCCGATGGCATCTGCATCAGCACAGACAATATTCTTGTTCTGTCCTGTAAGGTTAATATCCTTTGCATTTACCTCCTTACCTTCTTTACCAAGCATCTTTTCCTTCAGGTGACCTATCAGGATTATACCTTTTGATGCGCTCTTCTCTATCCTTGAAATGACCTTTGAAAAGGCCTCACGTAAATAAAGATAACCTGCACCGTTAGGTAACTTTCTGACATCATCGCCTTTGAAGTTTTTACCCACTGGTGTATTCATGTACAACTTGAGGGCAAGTGGGAGTACCAGTTCTTCAAGCTTTGTCACCGTATCTATGGCTATATAGTCATAGGGTTTTCCGGCCTCATCTATCTTGTCCATGATCTGACGGATCTCATCTACGCTGTTCGCCTTCAGTTTGACGGCATCTACGAAGTCAGAACCGTTCTCCAGATCAAGTATCAGACAGTTGCCCAACATTGATACAAGTGTGGTCTTTCCCATTTTGGGAGGTGCGTACAATACAAGCCTCCTAGGATTTACCTGGGTAGCTTTTACTTTCTCCCTTGGCAGAATAATTTCACTCATTAAGTGTTTCTATTAAATTGAAAACTCTACTCATCTGTACTTCATCTGAAGCGTTGGGCAATTCTACAAAGTCGCTTACGCAACCATCGAAGAATGTACCTACTCTCAGATTTGAAGCTCCATACCTGTTCTTGAGAACTGATATTGATCGATAGAAGTCCTGCATCTTACGGATATTGTAACCTCTGTGCTGAGGTATCTCATATCTATTAGGTGCAAACAGCCCTATCACCATATCTGCATCCCTCTGCGTCTTCTTATTGTCGGCCAGGCCGTCCAGTGACGGCTCCAACTTTGATTCCACAGAAGAACCTGATGTGGTATAGACCTGCTTCTCCTTATCAGAGGACTGCTGTTGGACCACAATAGGGGACATTCCGTAAGTATTCCTAAGATCGACAAGAAAGTTTGAAGAGAATCTACCTATTGCATCCATCAATGACTCTCCCTTGCCGGGTTGAAGAAGTGATATGTGATCGAAGATCGGTACCACCAGCTCTTCAGGATCATTGGGAACATAGACATCATTCTCCCATTTACCATTTGTCTCAGCATAACTTTTCAACGCATGATATATCTTTTCAGGGCTTTTCAACCTATCATAGATAACCAAGCAGTTACGCTCCATCTCATCAAAATACTCCTTGAGTCCTCTTATCTGCTCAACAGTTTCCTCATCCAGCACATTCTCAGGCTGCATGGAGTTCAATACCTTGATATCCACCCTCTTACCGTACAGACTATAAAGACGGTGGATGATAAGTGACTGCATGAATATTTCTCTATACTCCTCAAGGCAGAAGTAAAAGATCTTCAGTTTAATCCCACAATTCGGGTTCTCTCTGATGTATTCATACGCTCTTATCACGTACAATAATTTAGCAAGCTTTGATTTTCCCACACCACTTGATGCTGTAAGTATGGTGTAAGTTCTTGGTTCAAGTCCAGGTACGAATTTTTGGAGTCTCGGTAGTTTGAAAGGTATACAGTTAACCTTTCCTGACAGAACCCTGTCGCGGTTTCCAATTATTCGATTATATGCAGCATCATACGTCCTTTCCCCAGTCATCATCGCTTCTTCCTGTTGTACCTTTTGCTAATAATTCCTCACACTCTGCTGCAAGCATTGATATTCCATCCTTTTCGATGAAATACGGTGCAAGCCTCATATGATTGTAAGATTCTCTTGCTTTTCTTTCCACATAATCTCGAGTCGCCTGAAGGATGATCGCCTCATCATAATCAGGATACTTTCTTCTAAAGGATTTAAGCTTATTTTCACATGATTGTGCAGTACCTCTCACAAGATAACCACCACTCCTAATACCTACAGGAAATATATTCTGATACTTCTTAGCAAGTTCTTTGATGTTCTCTGCATTTACAGCAACATCAAGATCTATTTTAGGAGTAACAAAACCTTCCCTTGGTATTTTAAAGAGTTCTCTGGTCTTATCTGTCAGATAGGCCTGCCCATCATTTATCTCAATGTATCCACGTCTTACAAGTTTCTTACCGTCAACATTCAACAGTACTTTCTTCAGAGCATCCGTATTGGCCATGAGTCTGGCCAGATATACATACTCATCAGGTCTTATAAGGTGTTCATCAAGAATTTCCGTATCGATTATAATAATCATTCTACTATTTTATAAGAATTATAAACATACTTCTTATATCCCATCTTCTACAATATACGGTTTGCCGTAAAGAACATCCTGTATCTGCTCATAACTGAGCCCTATACCGAATCTTTTTCTCAACAACAATGGTAATTGATCTTCCTTTATATTATCCATCTCTTCCCTAAGGATATCAATGAATGCGTGTATCAGATCAACATTTTCTATTTCAGCCTGGATACAAGATCCGTCACGTTCAAACAGGGAGTCATCCTTATGTTCACTCCCTCTGTCATCTTTGTGAACCATTTTTCTTCTTGTGTACCTACAGTTACCGGGATGATAACGGTACCGATGCGATTGCCATCCTTTCTCAATCGTCCTACACGCTGAAGAAGATCTCTCTCCTTACTGTAGTACGACATGAGAATGATATTATCGATGCCTTTTAGATTGGCACCTTGCTTCAGCATCTTGAATGATGCTATCACATCTATGTCCCCGTTGTCAAACTTCTGCCTGATGCTTGAGTTCTCTGACTCACGCTGTTTGGCAGACTCTCCCTTCTTAGCTGATCTCACTACGTTCGGAGTTATCTGCTCCAATGCATTGAGATCGTTGCCAAAGATAATGGTTTTACCCTTAAGTTCTGCAAGTATCTGATTTATAGCCTCTACTTTTGAGGGAAGGGAATACAGAAGCTCAGCTCTTCTATTGGAGCTTATCCTGAACTCGACCTCTTTTTGGGACGGATTACGATAGAACATGGATCTTTTGAATCTCTTGTCCCAATACTCGTATGTCTTTGCCTCAGTGGTCATGAACGGCTTCTTTTTACTACCTCCAGGTATGATCTTCCTGGTACTGTCCAACTTATGGTGCAGTACATAGATATCAAGTGGTCTGGAAGTACCATCCTCCTGTCCCTCATCCAACGTGTATGAAAAGCATATGGGTGCAATGGTATTGAGCAGGTCCATCTTTGTGGTCTCTTCCCCATCTATGGTCACTTCATCGTCATCTATCGTAGCTGACAGTCCCATTATACGGTCATAACTGTTGTTACGATAATACTTTGAATATGCCGGAGATAGGGAATCATGTATCTCATCTGCAATTACAAGAGTGTGTTCCATACCTACCTTACGATAGGCAGACTGATAACACATGAACTCTATGTCCTTGCCGCTGAGATCTATACCGAAGACCTCTCTGTATTTGACGATCTGCTCTTTCAGATCCTGCTCACGTTGCCGTGTTTCAGCAAGGAAGAGTATCCTGTCTCCTACTTCAAGCTCATTTATCGCATGCAATGCAATGAATGTCTTACCTACACCTGTGATGGCCTGTATTGTCCCCTGGCGACCATTTTCACACCAGGCTTTGAATGCTTCTCTCTGTACTTTGTCACGAGGATCTTTCATTATGTTTTCTTTTTCATTTTTGCCAATACTTTGTAATATTCGGAACAGCAGGGATCTCAACATGATCACAGAACGCCCGAGCTGCAGATTCCATGGCATCCTGTACCATGGCAGCCATATCTTCAGCCATATCAATAGGGCACTCTAAACACATCTCATCATGGATGAATGAGACCATCTTGACCTTGCCTTGTAGGTCATTGTCCAGAATATGATTAAACACTTTTACTCCTGCAAGCTTCATCATACTTGCGGAGACTGATTGGATCGGATAGTTCAGAGCGTTACGCTCATACTTACCTTTAGTGGTATAGTACTCACGCATCATCACTCTATCAGGCA